ATATTATTTGTCAATAAACTGCGATAATTCTGGAGCCTGCCAACCTACTGGTTTAAGCACTTTGCCATCGCTACGTTTAATTACTTTGCCTGTTTCAAAGTCAATCTTTGCAAAGTTAGTTTTCATAACTTCGTTCCAAGCTGCTTCTCCGTCCCAGCCAGCGGCACGAATAGCACCCATAGTAACAACCAAGATGTCAACTAGTGCATCAAGTTGCTCTACTTTGTCGTCTGCATCGACTGCATCTACTAGTTCGCCGTATTCTTCATCAATAAGTCCGAGATACATTTTGTAGTTTTCAGCACTTGATGGTTGATCGCAAGCTGTAGCGAATACTTCAATATCATTAAATACGTTTGTCATTTTTTCTTTCTCTTTAGTGATTATAAAACATAACATTTAACACAAATCTGTTATCAGCAGCATCTATTGGCCCGACGCCTTTATGTAACATATTTGAAGGGAAAAGTAGTGCTCTGCCTGCTTTTGATTCGTAAAACTTGCCGTCTATGTATGTTCCTGCTCCATTGCATGTAGTAAGATTATAAACTATGCTGTAATAGTTAGGCTCATCGTGGTCAACATGTTCGCTACCTGAACTAGAACTGTTGTAATAATTCCAAACATATCTAATTAGTTCAGGGCTTTTAATTACAGATGAATTGCCGGTAACTACTTTATTAAAAATTAAATATGCCCAGGCATTTGCATTAGGCAAATCAACAATTAAATCAGGATTTGGATTTTGAACCCAACTATAGCAAACAAATCCGGCATCTGAATATCCTTCGGGTATATCATCAAATGACAATGTCCATTTGGCTTTATACTTTAATTCACCGATAATTAAGTTGTGAAACTCATCATCAAATAAATTATCAATTACAATTGGTTCACGCATTTATAAACGAACTTGGATCAACAGTAGCATGTTCACCGTCGCTGTATTCTGCGCCTATTTGCAATCCGTCTGGTTTTTCGGTACTCGTTGCTAGTATACTTTCTAGCTCTACTTTACGAATTTCAATCTCGCCTGTTGAAGTCTCCATGCTAAGACCTCTAGTCCAACGTCCGTGCGATACAAGAATCCAATCGCCAACTTTAAACTCGTCTTTGTTGTCAGGGCCTTTAGAGTATACGCGGGCCCACCGAGGATAAATTCCTCGTGTTTGACCATCATCGTTAGCGATGATTAATCCGCTTTCAGTTACTTGTTCTCCGAAGTGCATATCTGTTACTAGTACTTGATCGCCTATAGCACGTGGAGTGCCTTTAATTGAATTTATATTTTGACCCATTACTCACCTCTTGGTACAAAGTTGCCGTTTTCGTCTTCAACCCATGCATCAGCTTCGTCTAGCATTTCTTGCTCTGCTGCTGTAATAGGCGCTTCGATTACTACTTCTTTTTTGGTTCTTGTTATTGTTTTCTTCGTAGGTGCAGCTACTACAGGCTCTATAACATCTGCCACAGGCGCACCTGTAGTTGCTCTGCCAGTTGCTTCTGTTGCTGTGCCTGCTGTTGCATAATGTTCTGCTACAACGTCTTCCCGCTTTTTAATAATTTGTCCACCAGGTCCTAGTTCGTCACCACGTGCATTTACACGAGCATTGCCTACTGCCGGAGTTAGTTCGTTACGTTTACGTAGTAGATCCATATCTACGTTCTTGCCTCGCATACTACGATGCTGTTTTTTTGCTGCTGATACTTTTGACATATCTGTTCTCCTTTTGGTTATATACTTACTTATCTAAGGAACTCGGTCCAGTCTAGGTCAAACTGGATTGAATCAATTCTGTGTACACCTATTAAGTATAGCACATAACTTGCTACACTACTACCTCTGCCTACACCCCATACAATGTTATTCTCACGCATAAAGTCTACAAGATAACACATATAGCGCAACAGTGGTATCATACCACGTTCGGTAAATGCTTGTAGTTCTTCTCGAACACGGTCTCGTTGTTCGAAAGTAAGTTCTCTATTGTTTAAAAAACGTACTACATCCAGCTCTTTATAGTCATCAGGCATAAACCATTCAGACTGCAATGCATTGTCAAAGTCTTTTTGATCTACATCTATTGGAATGTATTGTTTAAGTTCGGGGAGGTATTGCTCACGCATTGCTGCGTTAAACTTATCAATATCATCTGAGGGATCGCACAATACAACATGACACTTATCAGCATGACCACTATAGATCATGCTAACTAAGTCTTTGTTTGTAAATCGCGGAACACCGAGTTCGTCTGTTTTCATAAGCATACACTTATTTTAACTTACATTGATGAGTTTGTCAAGTCCTGTTTCGCCATTTTCTGAATTTTTTTGACGATTATATTCGATTGCACGTCGAGTTTGTACTTCTTCTTGATAGATTTCTAAGAAATTTTGTATTTGTTGTTGTACTCCAGGATTACCTGTCATAAAGTATCTACGCTGGAGTACAACTATTTTGTCTTCTAATTCGCTCACAGATAAATCTGCTAAACTGTCAACTAGTGGATTAAGCAAACTGACCTCTGTACTCTGCGTATACTGTTGTGCCTTGATTGTATGACCAAAAGTCAATAATTAACGGGTTAACACTGCTATCTAAAGTAAGTGGAACTGGGAAAGTATTATTATACTTTATTGTTCCCCCGCCTGCAACTGTAAATGTTACAGTTTTTGCAGTATCGTTACCAGTAAGTTGCACAGTCATCTTAGAAACATGATCTCTTTCTGGCCAATCTGCAAGTGCAAAATTAATAGTAGTAACGTCTACAGCTAAATTAACTGTTCCGCTTTGGTATGGACCGTTTAATAAACTAATGTTCATACCGGTAGTAACAGTACCGATATTATGATACTTTTCTGTGTTTAGTGAAAAATTAGCATCTGTAACGTCACTGCCATTGAAATCATTTGATGCATCTAGTTTAGCAGTGTTACTTTGCAATGAGCCAATTTCACTAGCTGCTGTTGCTAAACCTGTTTTAATAATTGTAAAGTTGTCACGAAATCCTTGAGTGTCGTTGTCAATACCTGCAACTGGATATGATCCGTCGATTGTTCCGCTTATAATAGTACTAGCCATGTTAATTCCTCTTTAATATATTTATCGATGTTATACATTGAATTGGTAATTTGCGAACAGCACAAATTTTTCAACATCGGAGTTTTCAGTTCTTTTAACGATATATCTGTCTATATCGTAGTTAATTGTTGTCGGATCAAAACCATAGTTTTTAATATTGTTAATGATAGTCGCTGCTTCGCCTGGCTTACAGTAACAAATAGGAATAGCAGTTACGTAATCTAATTCTTCAAATCCAGCTTGTGCAGTTCTCATCCACAACGGCAAATAGTTACGTTCTTCGTCACCGATTGTTTTAATGTTTGCTCGCATATTATCTATACTAGATATATATTTAATTGAGTCTGTTGACTGGCTAACATTGATTGCATTACTGTCAGTTTTAATAGTGTTAGTCTTAGGTCTAAATCGGAATGGTTCCGAATCACCTTTTTGTAATTCTACTAATACTGTTCCGCCTGCTCTCACAGTTACTTCAAAGTCTTGATTATCTACATTAAGCTCTTCTTCAGCTGGCGCTCTAGTATCAATTGTAATTTCGTCTAGTTGACTAACTACAAATCTTACAATTGCTCTAGTGCCAACTGCTAATTCATTATAACCTGCTTTAAATCTAGTAGCATCGTCAACTGCTGCGTATTGTACGCTGTCAACTGTAATCTTTTCTTTGCTAGCTGTTTTAAAACTAACTGCTGTTTTCTTATTAGCAACTGTTGAGTTTGCAGGATCTTTAACGTCAATATATATTACTTCATATAGTGTGTCACTAGTTGCACTTAGTTTAGCAACTGCACTCTTAATTTCACCTAATGCATATTTTTTACGCTTATGTCCTTTAGCTGCTGCTGCTATAAATTTATCCATAGTAGTTGCTTCTACACCAGCATACACTAGCATATCTAAATTTGTTTGTATACCAAATGTCGAATCTCCTGGACGGTAAATTTTATTAGGAGAAAACACTTCTGGATTACTTACAAAATCTTTATAATACTTACGTTGTGCATCTGATAGCATAGGGCGCATATAAATATCAGTATACTGAGTATTGTCGAAGTCTAAAACGTTTAAGTTAAATTCACGTTCAATTGCAGTGTAGTTAAATCTGTCACGAGCTTCTACAGTAAATTTATAACTTCTATCAAAAGTAGTATCGCCCGGTAGGGTTCCGTCCCATGTAACTACTTTATCTTCGAATATAGTTAAGCCAGGCTTGTCAGCAGTACCAAACTGTCTTGCAGAACCAATAATTTCACCATCGTAGTTGAGCATTAGTCCATAGGGTAATTTGCCTGATTTCACACTATAAAGCATTGCAGTATCAGGAACAGTAGTTTCTGCAATTAATTTTAATGTACTTGTAAAGTTTGCATTAATAGTTCCTAGTGCAGCAGGAGTTATCCATTTAATATTACTATCAATTTCACCGATGATACGCACTTCGAATGTTTTAGCAGTACTTGGAATATCAATTTCGTCACTAGATGCAACAATAAGATTTTTAAAGAAACTATCTTTTGCAAATAATGCAATACCTATGTTTCTTCCGTTGTTTAACTGTGAACTTAGATTAGTACTAATTGTTATTTTGTCTTCATTGTCACGTATCAACGTTGCAACTACGTCACTACTGTCAGGTCCACTAAAGAAACTTTGTATGTTTGACTTAATACGTGAATATGCAGTACTCGGAACACGTATTTTCCAATTTAAGTTATCAATTACTGTAATATATGCAGTACCGTTATATTCTGATTCGAGCGATTGCTTTGTAGCTATTACTCTATCTTGAACGCTAAGTCCTTCTAATGTTTCAGCAACTTCTAACCAATTTGCGCCTATGAAGTTTAATTGCACAATTTCAGCAACTAGTACATTATCACCAAACTCGTCTACTTGGGCTGCGACAGCATGTGCAGTTGTACACTTATAAATCTTACTATCACCGCCAGTTGCAACTGTGTTAATAACATAGTCTCCTACATAGTAATTTGTGCCTAGTGTAAGTTCTCTTGGCGCCTGTGCTGGCAAAAACGGATCATTTGCTGTTGTTTGTGTAACTTGCCACTCGATATACGGTGTAAACGTATTAATAACATATGATTCACTATTACTAAATTTTAAAGTTCTACTAGCATATTTTGATTTGTTAGCTTCTGATAAACGACTAACAAAGAAGTGATCTTGTCCAACAATTGCAGTTTGACTCATTAATAAATTAATCTTAGGAGCAAGTGTTTCTTGTACAAATATAATGTCATACGCTGTATTTCTAGCATCAACGTTCGTAACTGTATATTGACTAGTTCCTAGTAAAATCTTCTTTCCTACTAATTCAAATAAATCATTGGTCCCGTCAATATCACCAGTTAAATCAATTTTGTTAATTTTAAAACTACTATTTCCCAGCAATACGTCTTCGTAGAAGTTTGCAAAGATTGTAACTGTTTCCAAGTCTGTTGTAATACGTGTTGCTCTAACTGTAAATTTATAATTCTGTGTAATAGCAGGCTGATAAGGAATACTTCCTACAATTTCTCCAGTTTGACTATCTAGTGTCATCCCAGGCGGCAATTCACTAGGTGTAAGGTCATCATTTACATCCTCAAGTGTGTACACAACAGCACCTTCGAGTGTCCAGTTATCGACAATTTCTAAATATATTGTTGTATAATTGTTTGCACGTTTAAAGCCTAAGTCTGTTGGAGTTATCCAAACTGGAGTTCTCACATTTGTTGTGTCAGCAGTAAACACGCCTGTGCCTGCTTGCATTACTGAGTTGTCTGCTTTTAAATAGTCATCTCCTACAAGATAAATTTTAAATTCTCTCCGCGTAAAATTTTCACCATCAGTAACCGTTACAGCAAACGGATAATATCTATTTAATTTACGTAAATTTGCAGTTGGCTCGTTATAATCAAAGTCTACAGTATCGTAATAAAAACTACCATACCCATTTGAACTTACTACTGAGTAATCCATTGGAACACCAGCATATGCAGCACTATCATAGCCGCCGCCGACATTTCGTTTGTCTAAGCTAATTAACGGTTCAGTAGTTCCTTGTAATTTACCAGTATCACTTAGTGTAATGCCTGGAGGTAATGTTCCGTCACCTTCTGCAATAAAGTAACTTAATACATCACCTGCGCTTAGATCGGTGTCAGTAGCAACTAATTGATAATCTATAATTTCGTTATCAAGAATGAACAAACTGTTGTTTGAGCCTACAGCTAATAATCCTTGAGCAGTTTGCCAAGTAGGACTATCTGGCCCAGTAACTACAAATTCAATTGTGCAGTCTTGAAACCCTGCATCAGTTGTAGCTCTAAATACTGCGTTAAATATTGTGTCGTACGCAACTTCGAATACTGTACCTGTTATTATGTTATCTTCTAATCTTGTGCCTGTTGGGATACTACCACTAATAATTTCTATATCAGCAACTATATTATTAGCAATAGGTAACAGTATATTTACTGACGATCTTTCAATCAGTGTTTGAAGACGAGTTCCGGTTACAACGTTCCATAAATTTGACATTCATTAGTTTCCTTAATACAACGTATTTATCGGAAGTACATTATACAGCAAAGTCACCTAATTCTAATGTTGCGCTATTAGGATTATTAATCGCTCCCCAGTCAACATCAGTATTAAATGTAATATAATCAATAATATTTGATACATTCGGATTTATTTCGCCAAAATCCATGCCAACGGCAGCTGACGGTAAAGTGCGTATATCGATGCCATGTACTAGACCTGTTACATTACCTGTTACATTACCTGTTACATTACCTGTTACATTACCTGTTACAGGACCATTGATTCCGGTTGTAGTAATAGTTCCTACATTTAATAAGTTATTTGCTTGTGCATCTAAATCTGCACTTAGTTGCGGAGTAGTATCTGAAACTAAGTCTGTAACACCTGTATACGCAACAGTAAGTACGCCGCCTACAATAGCGGTGCTAATGTCTGCGCCGCCTGATATAGTTAATGCTGCACTATCGTCTAGTACAACATTGCCAGTGTCAGCAGTAATAGTTAAATCACTTACTCCGCTGTCTGTGGCTATCACAATCTTATTATCATCAGCAGTTAGAGTTACATTTGAACCTGCACTAATCTTTTTAAACTCTAAATCATATGCATTTCTACGGAAGAATAGACCTTCTCCAGTTGAACCTAAGTTACTGGCTGTTGTTTGTTCATCATCACGTAGATCCAACTCTTCAAAGTTCGTATTAATTTTGATCATTGCTTCACGAAGATCATCACCTGTTCCGTCGTTTGCAATATTACCTATGTTAATTAATTGTACTGCCATTTTAGTTTCCTAATTTCATCTGAACGTTACTGTTAAACTTGTTAAAAGCAAATCTATTTGCGCTTCCTAATAAACTGCGTGTGTCGATATAATCATCGCTACTAGCAGTATCGTATAGTTGTGTTGTTTTTGCAGTGCCATTTAAGAATGCTAGTCCTTGAGCAGGAGTTGCACTTGGATTAAGTTGTAACCATAACGATAGCATACCAGCTACTTGTGGTGATGCCATACTAGTGCCGCTAATATTATTAATTAAAAATGTAGCTGCGCCCGGATAAGGATTATTAAGTGCAGTTGCGCCGAAGCTGTTAGTAGTACTCATTGCACTCATAATATCTGTACCAGGAGAATATACACTTACACCCGGCCCACATTCTGAATATGTTGCTTTTTGTTCTAGACCACCTGCGTGTGCTGCACTATCAATACTTCCAATAATGTGTGCTTCGTCATCATAAGGACTTGATCCTCTCTGATAAGATACTGATCCTGTACTAGCTGGTGAAAGTATACTGAAGTCTGCAATGTTGTTATAATCATCGCCAGTTGCAATATCAATTTTGTGATTTCTATTACCTGCTGCAACACAAACATGTATTCCTGCATCGATCATTAACTGTAAGTCAGCATCTACTGCTGATATTCTAACATTTGTAGCATATGTATATCCAGAACTTGCACCACTTGCTGGAGCCAGTCCAAAACCATGGCGCTTTCCTTCGGTATCAATGTCGGTTCCTGTCTTTGTATCACCTCTGTAGTATATAGTATTAATTCCGTCATAACCTCTTAAATATCCCCAACTATGATTAATAATTGTTGGACGTTTAAAACCTGTTACAGGATCTACTGGTTTAGCAGCATGCCATCCTATAATAACATCAGCCATAGCAGTAACACTTATTCCACTGTTTGGATCTGCTGACCCTTGTAGTCCGTTTAGTTTAATACTGAATATTTTAGCGTTCTTAGCCCATCCATATGTTTTACCAACTGCGGTACCAGCAACGTGTGTGCCGTGTCCGTCATAGTCTGTATAATGTGCTGTTGGCATTGTGCCACTTACTCCACTAGCAGTGAACCAATCAATTTGTTGTACTCTACTTACACCTGCAGCATCTTGGAACTCTGGATGATCTGCTTGTATGCCACTGTCTACAATAACAACATCAACGCCTGTGCCGTCTAGCGTATAGTTATATCCGCCTGCTGCTGCGTTAACTCCTGTATAAGGATTGGTTGCTTCATTCATTCTACGCATGCCCCAGTTTAAGGTCTCTCCGCGATCTAGTGTAGTTTTTGTGAAGTCTCCTATTTGTATTGCACTATGACCGATACCTACTCCTGGATTTAATTCTGGAAGTAAATCAACACCAAAAACTCTAGGATCGGCTTTTAGTGTTTCAGCTTCTGCATCAGTTAACATGTAATGTGTGTTACGTGTGTTAGTAGCACGAGCATCAGCAACACCAACTGTGCGACTTGGAATACTGCCAGCGCCTGTTGTTGCTATCATTTCTTGATTAAACGCAACGAGATCTACACCTCTGTTTACACTTACAATATGTTCTCTTTCGCTCATTTTATTTTTCCTAAGTTATTATGCTATTGTTGTGCCCTGGTTTGCAGTATTCAACCAACCATTTGTAGTGTATAGTAATGTTATGTTATCATTAATATCGCCGAATGTAATTGTTGTTCCAGTTGCTAATGTAGTTGGAGTAAGTGTTGCATCACCGCCGTCTACTATCATTGCAATTATTTTTATTTGTCCTACAACACCATCTGCTAGTGTATATGCATCTGCACCAGTTGTTGTAATTTCAGTTACAAGTGCATCTAAACTAATTGCACCCGGTCCACTAATTTGTTGTACATCACCAACTATTCTACTTATTGGTCCTATAACCTTGCCAGCAAGGCCATCAATTATTACACTTGAATCGTCACCGAACACACTACCTACTACGTCACCAGTTAGTAATCCAGTATGTGATCCATTTGCGCCACCAACTAATGTTCCAGTAACTGTTGCATTGTGTATTGTTACTGCTTGATTACGTGTGCTTCCTGAAGTACCAATTACAACATCGCCTGATTCTGCTGTTGCGTTAATTGCAACATTTGCTACATCAGCAGCATTGCCTGGAACTTTAGGTACAGTTGTTATTTCAATGTGATTAATGCCAGCTTGATCCATTTGGATCTTACTCATACCTGCATCATCTGTACCTGCGTTAATGTTAATAAATCCTGCTGCGTTAACAGCTATATCGTCAGTACCAGTTAAGTTTGTAATAGTGCTTGCTTTAATTGTAGTCGAAGCTGTAATAGTTGTGCCTGCAATATTTGTAGATTCTATATCTCCTACAATTTTACCTGCAACACCATCAATTAATACTGTACTATCATCGCCTACTACACTACCTTTAAGATCACCAACTACTCCAGCTTTAGCTACTATTGGGAGGATAACGTCACCGCTTATTCTAATAACATCTGCGGTTAAGTTAACTCCTGTATTTGTTCCAGTTGGCCCAATACTAATTACATTGCCATCGCCTGTAGCAGTAGTAATACTCATACTGTTATCTGCTGTAATGTTTCCTGAAACTACAGCTGGTACACTAAGTATACCACTAATTGTTGTTGTGCTTGCTGCGTTGCCTATACCAATAGTTGTTGCTGTTGCTGCACCAATTGCTAGTGTTGCTTGATCTATGTTTGCTGCTAGTGTTCCTGGTGTTGCTGTGTGTGTTAATTCACCTGACGTAGGATTGTACATGGCAATGTTTGCACTTGTTACG